GCCATCGCACTTGACGCCGTACCATGCCGCATTGGCGTAGCCGAACAGCGCAGCACAGGCGGTCGGTGCAACCGAACAGGCCTGATTGATGACCGGCACCAGCGACGTGCCAGGCTGCACCTGCGCGTAGGCGCAAGCTGCGTACAGCACGAAGGCTGCCGCAAACCAGTTGCGGAGTTTCAGCATGTCAGGATTTTCCGATGATCTTTGAGTTAGTACGCGCCAGAACCGTCGGGCAGCGGGGTCAGCACAACGTTGCCGCCGTTGCCGGCGATGACGTAGGAGAAGTTCACGGTCGCAAGCTGCGTCTGTCCCGCTGCCGGCGTGATCGTGATGTTGTTCACTCCAGCGTCGCCCTTGCCGTCGACCACCATCAACGGCTTGGTACGCTGCGACCAGTCGACCGTGAGCACGAAGGGCGCGGCGACCGCCTGCTTGATGATGATCACGTCATCGGCCGGTTGCGCGGCTTGCGGTCCCGGCGTGGCGATAATGCGAACGCTCTTGTTGGTCGAGACGTTGCCCATCGGCATCAGCGTGAACACACTCGTGAGCGCATTCCACACCAAAACGTAAGTGTTGGCGGGATCGGGAACGGTCGCAGACTTCTGGACCGCCGCGAAATTCAGGCTCACGGTCCAGATGCCGTTCGCCTTCTGAATCGAGACAAGCCCGCCGCCCTTCACCAGCGATGGGAACGGCGCTCCGATGTTGACGCGAATGTTGGCTGGAAGCGTCATGGCAGCCCGTAGGGGTTGGAGGCGGGAGAAGAGAACGGCGCGGTCGAGACGCGGCCTTGCAGGATAGGCAACTCACCCACGAACACCTGGCGCGTGTCTTGGCCGTCATACATGACCATCGCCGCCGAATAGGTCTTGTGGCGAAGCATCTGCATGGTGGAAGCGGGAATCCGCACCTGCACCTTACCAATGTCGATAACGGTGACGCCGCTGCCGAGTTGCGCCTGGATGATCGGCCCGCCGTCGCCAACCGTTCCGATGTCCGAGGACGACATGCCGTAGCCGCCGTCAAACTCGTGGCGGCCCTTGCTGCGAATTTCGAAGTCAAACGCCACCCCAATCTGCACCACCATTGCACCCGTCGCCGGCGCATAGGAGGTGACGTATCCCGTCAGCGTGTTCTTGCCGGTTGCGGTATCGGCGATCGTCACCGGCGCGCCTGCGGCAATTGCGAGGTTCAACCCCACGGTCAGCGCAATCGCCTGCATCTCGTTGCCGAACGGATAGTCCTTGATCGTGATGTTGGAGGCGGACGCCGTCACCACATTGCCAGAGGTGACAGTCCACACATTTGTGGTGAAGTCGCCGGGTGCAGCCAGCGTCCGCCCCGACAGATCGATCGCCTGTCCGGTGTCGTCGTCGAACAGCGCGACCGTCGTGAGAAGGTCCTCACGGTTGGTCTGTTCGGGGAAGAGAACGGGCCAGGCGTACATGATCAGAGCTTCACGTAGACGGTGGCAAGCATCATCGGAGGCACGGTCGGGAAGGCCGCGCCGCCGCCCGCGCTGACGTTGTTAATCGTGACGCCAGTTGTGTTCGTCGACAGCGTCGTGATGCCATTGACGCCCTGCCCCGCAGCTCCGGACCCGACGCTGACGGGTTGGCCTGAGAAGGACGGCACTCCAAGTCCACCCCCGGTATGCGTATGGCCGGGATCGGTCAGGGTGTTCGCATGGCTGTGCGCGGGCATCTCCCCGATAGTCTGCGTATGGTTCTGATTTCCGCCGGCTGCGCCAAGCACGGTCGCGCTGGTGCCGAAATAGGTTGCGGTCAATCGCCCAGCCGCGGAATTGCCCATGTCATCGAGCGCGGCGAGCGCGCGGCCTCGCCAGTCCGGCAGGGTCAACTGTTTCGACGAATTGAAATCGTTGAGCGCGTTGCCAGTGCGTCCGCCGCTGACGGCCAAATTCGGATCGGCGTTATAGAGATAGACGAACAAGCTTTGCGCATCTGAATTAGCGCGCTCCGAACAGCCGCACGTCCCGTTGCCGATCGTGAGTCCATTGGCGCGGACGAAGCCAGCGAGCGGACCGGTGCCGTATTTGACCTTGAGATCGCCGGTCGCAAGGATCGTGGTCGGATCGACGGTACCCCCGCCACCTCCGCCGCCTGAGGACGGGCCCAACACCTGCATCGTGGTGTCGATGATCTGCAGGCCGGTTGAGTCTGTCAGCCGGACATGGATCAACCCGTCCGCGAGCCAGAACATCGGGATGCGCCCGGTCTGATCGCAACTCATCGGGTTCGGCAGCGCTTGCGTCAATCCGAAATCAGAGAACGCGTTCTGCGGCGAAGCGGGTGTGCCGGCGACGTAAAACGAAAGCAAGCACCCTGCTAAAGGCGCGCCATTCACATCAACTTGCTGCGCCATGGCAAGCGGGATTGTGCCAGCCGCATTCGCCGACACGGTCGCGAGCATCATCGCTGCGGCAAGCGCCGCTGTTAGTCGCTTCATCATGATTTTGAAAATCCTGCTTACCTAAAGCGAAGGGCGGCTCGTTTCCGAACCGCCCCGTGGCCTCGCCTTGACAAGACCTGCCCCGACCCGCCTCGCCGCACCGCGACGCGCCGCGCCTCGCCTGCCCTGCCTCAACTCGCCGGGCCCGGCCCAGCCTCGCCCCAACACGACCCGCCACGCCTGCCATGTAACCGTCTTGCGACGGCGCGAGGTTGATTAGGAGAACTCTCGCCGTAACTCCCGAAGGATCACTCCTTCAAACGCGGGTTGCGTTCGAACAGTTGCTGACCTGCCTTGAACAAATCCGCAAGCTCGTCGAGATGTTCCCAGCGCTTGCGCCACGCCTGAAACTCCCGCCACGCCTGCTGCAGCACCATCTCGCGCGTCCGCTCTTGGCTCATCGCGTGATCGGTCGCGCGATAGTGCGGCGCGCCGGACTCCGGGACGTGAACGAACGCCTGCACGCGTTGTGCTGGCGCGCCTGCACTGACGACCACTGCGACCACGGCACGGATCAAGCCGCGCGCCTGTTGCAGGCGATACTGTTGGGCCGCCTTCGTGTCGCTCCACTCAAAGAACGAGTGCAGCGGCGAATTGTGCGAGCGTGCATCTTCGACAACATCGGCAGGTGTCAGCTCGCCCTTGTAGCGTTCGCGCAAATCGTTGAGATGCTGGCCGATCGCGTCGGCGTCGTCTGTCTTGGCTCCCGATTGGAAGCGCGCGCCCTCGGTGAACTCGTATTTTGCGACACGCATCACGCACCCCCGATCTTGCCGAGATCGGCTTCGGTAGCGACGTGAAACAAACCATATTGGCCGTCGCGCTCCGGTCTCCATTCTCCGCAGCCAACGGCGAAACCTGCCGTGTTGAGCAAGTTCAGGATTTGAGATTCCGACAACACGTTGGCGTTGAAGCGCACCAGAATGTGTGTGTGCCAGATCGGAAACTCTGCGCGGTAGCGAAGATCGGCCGCGCCCATTCCGACCTTGACCATATCCTCTCGCATCTGCGGCTCGCCGATGATGCGCGCGAGATTGAGCCGCGACATCGACCCGTCGAACGCACCAGCAACGTCAACATCTTCGCCGATGATCTGGAACGCCTGCCGCGCCGCGATCTTCGTCAGGCCTGCGACCGAGGTTCCCGCTGTCACCGCTGCATTTTTGAAAGCCACGGAGGGAAACCCATGGCCGCCATCCGCGAGCCGATACATCGAAGCTTCGTAGTCGGCCTTCGGGTCCTTCGCCTCCTTCGCTCCTTTTGCGCGCTTGAGTTGTTTGTCCAGCATTTCGCTCTTCGCCTTGAAGCTCCACGCGTGGACGATCAAAGGCGCATCGCCGATCAACGTCACGTCCATCAATTTCAGGTCAAGGGCCGGCATCTCGATGCCGACCTGTGCCTTTGCCGGTGCTTTCGCCATGACGATCAAGCCGCGATGTTTGAGAGCGAAGCGGAGACATGCCGCAACGCCGCGCCGATGAACTTGTCCTTCTCCTCATCATCGAGATAATCGGGGAACATGAAATCTTCGGCCGTCTGCAGAGCCGGCAACATGATCGAGGAACGCAATGACGCCGGCCGTCGTCGTGATATCGGTCTGCAAAAGGTCGCGGGCGAAATCGAACATTTCCAAGTTGGCGTCATCGAGCGCCTGCATTGTCTCGATCCAGCGCGGATCATCGGTCTCGACAACCTCATCGGCATGAAGCGTCTTGCGTTGATCGCGCGGAAGCTCCTGTTCGAGCTTGTAGTGTCGCTTGATGGCCGCGTTGAACCGGAGCGCGGATTTGTTGTGCGCCTCGATCGCCGCGAAGATCGGGTCGGGTGTGCGGCCCGACGCGCCGGAAGCGGTAACTACAAGGGCAGCTGTTCCAGTGAGAACGGTGCGCCGATTCGTGATAGTTCTGAGGGCAGCCTGCGGCATGGGCTCAATCCTTGCTGTGGGTTAGGGCTGATCGGGTGTTGCTAGCGCCCGGTCAGCCTGCTAGTGTAGTTACATGTAGCGAATAGATTCGCCCTTGTCAACTACACATAACTACAATGCCACAGAAAACCCTACCCGTCTCCTTTCGGCTACCAGAACACGTTAAGACCGCTGCCGAAAAGGCGGCGAAGGACGATACCCGTTCGCTTTCTTCCCTTCTTGAGAAGCTGTTGACGGATTACCTCAAAAAGAACAACTACTTGAAGTAGCGATGGACACTCCCCCAATCAGGAAGGCATGATCGCCATGGCAGCGGGAGGGGTGAATGGTAACGGAGGTCGTCTACGACGTCATGAACGCCCAGGTCCATCCGGGAAGTGGTGGTCAAGCCATGCGATGCGTTCTGGAGATAGCGACACCACCACCAGGTCCCCGTCGACCATCTGCGTCGTTTTGCACTCTGACCATGTTGAGGCCCGACGCGGAGCATCTGCTTGCGCAGTTGCAGCAGGCGCTTCACCCTCCGGAGTCTCGTCGCGATCTGAATTAGTCATTGCGTGCTCCCATGATTAAACCCGCTCTCATCTTCCGGGGCTCGAATGAACGACTATCTGCGCGAACCGGTGCACGCGACGGACGTATACCTTTGCTCGATCGTTATCGCGACGTTGCTTATCGTCGGCTTAGAGGATATCAAGTCCAAGTTGGCCGCCATGATGAAGTGGATGGCGCGACAAGAGCCGAAGAAACCGCCGCTGAAACTGTTCGACGTACCAGACGACGAATAGGATGGACCGCGTATTTTTTCTTTGCGATCTACCTCTTGTATTCGCCGTGGAACTTATTTTTCATCTTTATCGGCGGTTGCTTCGCCCGGCGACTGCAACGACCCAATTAACTTTTCCGCCGTCGTCACAATCCCCGCATCCTTCAGGTTGGTCGCCAAGTTGCGCGCAGCAATCATGAGCAAGGCTCTGTTGCGCGGCGAACGCTCCCCTTCTAGCTTTTGAACGGCTTCGCCATATTTTTGCAACGGCCGGATCATTTGCGTCGCGAGCGGCGAGCGGGACCGAATAAGAGCGTCTAGCTTCGTTACGCCTTGATTGGTGATCGCGTTGCCGATCTTCGTAAAGGCAAAACCAACGATGGGGATTGCGGCACCGAGCAATCCAACAGGGCCTTGGGTCAATCCCCCAGCTGCACTATAGCCCATCGCAGCGGTCGCCGTCGTTCCTAATCCGCCTCCGCCGCCGAACATTTTTCCTATGAATCGCGCCGCGTCACCCGGATACGTTCCCATCACGACGCGCTTCATCTGGCGTAGTTCTTCGCCAGAGAAGCCACGGCGCTGTTTCTCACTTTTCAGAATGCCTTTGAGTTGCGCGCGCGTGCTGTTGTCAATGTTCTGCCCGCTGTGAGACGATCCAGCCTGCAACTCCGCACCCTCGACCGCCTCCCCGACGCGCTCGCTCCGCCTAGCGGCAGCGTAGTTCCCGCGAGCATCAGCCCACACAGATGCGGCCAACGACGGATCTCCGCGCAACACCATCTTGGGCGACACGCCGCCTTCGACAAACTCATCGAGCAAATCGATTGCCTTGGTCGCGGCCGCGACCTCAGTGCGGTCGGTCGTGCCCGCCGCACGCGAGAACGTCCGTCGAAGAGACTGCAAATTCTGGCCGGTGACTACCGAGTTCGGCGGCGCGCTGTCGATGCGCTTCAAGATTGCAAAGGTTTTCGGCGCGACATTGTCGTCAAAGCCGTCTTCATTCATCTTCGAGCGAAATTCAGTCGCCCAATCTTGCAGCGCTTTCGGATGGATCGACAGATTTTTTACATCAGCGTGCTCAAACCCCGCTGTGGCCGCGGCGTCGAGTTGTTCGATCGTCGGCGGTTTTGCCGCAGCCTTCGGCATAACCGTCTGAGCTGCAGAAGCAGGTGCTGCCTGCGCGACAGCCGACGGTTCCTTCCTCAACATCGGAGCCGCCAGCATTCCACCTGTACCGCCCGGCGCGCCAGGCGCAAACACAGAAGCCGCCTGCATCGCATACCCCGGCAAAGCGTCACGCGCCTGATTGACTGCCGCCGCTTCGTCTTCGGTCTGCGGGGTCATGTTTGCGACCTTCGCAGAATCTACCGAGCCCTTGACCGCTTCGACTGCTTGCTTCGCAAGCCAGAGCGGACCGCCTGGCGTCGCCTTGTCCCATGCATTTTGAAGACGGTCGCCAACGGTCTTGGGAGGCGGCGGCGCGTTTTGCGGCTCATGACTCATTAGTGCGGAGCGAATTTCCGTGTCCGAAAAATCGTCCGGAAATTCGTGCTTGACGCCGTCAAGTTCGATGAATTTGCTCATTGCACTGGCTGCGGCGTGCCATCAGGGCCGCGTCCCCATTTAACGACGTTACCGCTTGCAGATGTAGGCGGAGCTTGGCCGGCTGCGCTGGCCGGAGGATCGAGTCCCGGCACTGGCGAGTTAATATCGCCCGGGCTGCGGCCTTGAGCAGTCTTTGCGGTCGCGGTTTTGCTGGCCTGCACTTCCTTCCACAACCGGCGAATTTGCGTCTCGTAAGTTTTTTCGCTGGTTGCAGTTGAGAGCACTCCGAGCGCGTGCTGTTCCAACCGCTCCTGAATGCGCGGGATGCCCTGCGGATTCATCGCGCGGGTATAGGCGTTGATCAACCCGAAATTCGCCAACATGAAGTCGTTGTATTTTTCATCGCTCTGACCGCGGTCCCAAGCCTGGTAAATCTCGTTCAGTTTGACCCACTTGCCACCTTCGCGAATGTAGTTGCGGGACGCATCGACCGCCTGCGGGATTAACTGCTCGACCTCATTGCCGGCGTTTTCGACGCGCGCTCCGGACGATCCGGCGGTTCGCTGATAGGCCTGCTCGCCGGCGTAGCTTGCAGCAAACTTCTTGATCTCATCGCCCGTAGGCGCGCGGCCGTTCTTTTCCTGAAAATCTTTCCGGAACGCTTCGACCGCCATCGCAGGCGCCGATCGCGGCGGATGGATACCCTGAATGAAGGAGATTTCCTCCTGCGCCGTCATCGCAGGTTCACCACGCTCTGCGCGTTCAGCGTTCTCCTTACGAACTAGCTGGCCAGCTTGGCCACCGGATGTAGTAGGAGCGCTATAAATCGGCTGGCGCGTGCTCGGATCGAGCAGCGTTTCACCCTGACGCATTGCGATCGGCTTGATCGCTTCTTCGATCTGGTCGCGCTGATGTTCGAGGTTTTGGACCCGCCCCTTTTGGTTCGGATATTTTGCAAGCACATCGATGCGCTTGTTGATCTCATCGATCGCGGAACGCGCTTGCTGCACATCCTGAATCGGCTTGCCGGTGCGCGGATCATTCGGCAGAACCGACGATGGATTGATCGTCGGTTGCGCGCCAGAGCCTGCGCCATTTGGCGCACCCTGCGGAGATGGAGTAGCGGCAGGCGGCGCGGGAGCCTGCGCCACAGCCGACGGCGGAAGATTTCCACTTCCACCACCTGCCGCCATGCCAGCAACTTCAGGCGCGTATTTTTTCAACAAACCTTGCGCGCGCGTGATCTGGCCAGGCGTCAGCGGCTGATTAGGATCAATCCCGCCCATCACCTCAGCGATTTTTCCGATCGTCGCGCCTGTCGTTTGATTTTGAGCGGGTAGCCGATCAGTCACTAAGCTCGTAAGCGTGTTCTGGCCGTTATCCCCCTGCGGGGAGTTCGCAGCGACCGGGGGAAGCGGCTTCGCCGGGATCGATTGCGGTTGTCCACCCTGTTGCGGAGCAGGTTGCCCTTGCTGCGACTGCCCCTGTTGCGGCCAGGTCGGGATGTTCTGGCCCTGCTGCTGCTGGATCTGCGGCAGCAATTTCATCGCGGAGTCGACGTCTCCGGCACCAAGGAATTTTTGAAACAGCGCCATCACATCCGGCGCGCCATTGCTCATCGGCACACCGCCCTGCAATGAACGGGCGGCATCGAGCTGATATTGACCTTGTTGAATGTGCTGCTGGTTCTGCGTGATCGATTGATCGTTGATCTTCTTCCGCTGCTGATCGAATTGCGAATTTACGAAATCATTGTACAACTGGCCAATCCAGTCCGAGCTGACCTTCGGCGGCGTCATAGACGCCGCTTGTGGCGCATTCACGGATTGCTCAAACGTGACCATCAAGCCGCCTCAAGAAACCGGGAGAACGTATCGACGGGAGTTGCCGAGCGGGCATTGTCCAGCTTCACCACGTTGTCGCCGCCTTCGATGAACTTTCCAAGCGCGGCTGCGAGATCGGTTGCGCGACCATAATCAACCGCCTTGAACCCGCCGATCTCGACAACCGCGTCAGGTCTCGTCTGTTCGACCTCCTGCGCCATCACGCCGATGCGCGGGGTTGAATCGCCCTTGTAGCGATAGCGATAAACATTGGTGCCATCGAACAACTCGCCGACCGGCTCGATATCCTCCTTCAGGTTGAAGTCGGACCAAATCTTCGCCGCGGACGATGCTGCATTTCCGAACATATTCCACAGATTTCCGCTGGCCTGATAGTTCGCCAGATCAGCATTGGCTTGCGCGTTGCCCTGTCCCGTCGCCGCCGTGTAGTCGAGATTGGCGAGCGAGCCGAAGTTGCTGTTGAGACCCTGCCCCATCGCACCGTAGGTGCTGGCAATCCCACCCGCATTCGCGTTAGACGACTGCAGGAACGGCATCAGATTGCTGACCGCGTTCTGATAGGTCGTGCCGGCAAGGCCCTGGTTGAACTTCGACAGGTCCAGCAGCGTGTTTCCGGAGTCGAGCGAGCCGGTCGCCGCGGCCTTGGCGTTGATCGCGTTATTGCCCTGCTGAAGCTGGAACTGATAGCCGGGGGTGTTCTGCAACGTCTGCAGGATAGAGTTCGCCGTGCTTGGACCCGGTTGCGACGAACCCGGAACGCCGCCAGGCCCGGCCGAAGTCGCGGCACCTCCGACGCCACCTGCGCCGCCGATCGCCGGCATCATCGGCGCAACCGGAGACGCCGGCGCGCCCGAAGGCGAGGTGCCGACCGTGCCGGTCGTCGGTGCCGTGATGCCCAGCAAATTCGTCAGCTGGTTGACGCCAGCATTCGCCGTGCCGTAGTTCTGCAGGAAAGGCTGCAGCGCCTGCGTGTAATTTGTCGTGAGCGCCTGGTTGCCCTGGTTGATCTGGCCCGTGGCTTGCGTTAGCCCGGACTGAATGCCGGCCTTCTGCGCGTTGGCCGCGTCCTGCGCGTCTTGATTTGAGAAAGAGTCGAAGAGGCCCATCAGACAGTCTCCATCGGGATTTTTCCATAACGCAGAAACGGAATTTGCTCCTGAACCGCCAGCCACTCTTGCGAGGGATACAGAAACACGACGAAGTTGCCGGCCTTACTGAGGCGCTGGCCTTCTCTCACTAGTTCGTCGGCGGTTCTCGGTTTTGCGTGTGCCATCAGACGACCCTCGTTTGAATGACAGAACCGTTGCGATAGAGAGACCCGATCGGCACACCAGCGGCGGCAGCGGCAGCATCATTGACCGCGTTCGTCAGCGACGTGCTTGCCGACGTCGTCAGCGCACTCACCAGCGCATCGAGCTTCAACAGGTAATCCCGAAACTGTTGCGTCGCGCGGCCTTGCGAATCCACCAGCGCGAACTGCGGATCGAACCTGCTTTTGACCGGCAACGTCATCGCGGCATCACCTCACGCGGATCACCCGACATGGTCGCGCCCATCAAGCCACGATAGACCGGATCGGTAATATCGATCCGCCACCTGACGCCCGATGGTCCCGCCTGCCCTCTGTTCTTCACGCTCGCGCGGCTTCGCTTGACCTTGCCCTGTGGCGCGAGCGAGCGGATCGACGGATTGTCGAAAGTCTGCCCGCCGTTCTTCGAACAGGAGATCGCGCAGTTCGGACTAATCGCGCCAGGCGCGGCCGTGATATCGGTCGCGGTCCCGCCTGACGTGTACGCATGAACGAAAACCGTGCCGGTCAATTCGATATGGTTGGCATCGACCACCACCATCGGGAAGGTGCCGTTGGCTTCGACTGTCCCGCCGACATTCGCCACCTGCACTTCATGCCCGGTTTGGGCTTGCGACGTCGAGTTGACCGTGAGCCGCACCACGCCCGCCGTACCAGCCGCAGCGCCCAGTACGGTCATCTGATAGTTGCCGACGATCTGCGCCGTGCCGAAATCGAAATCGAAATCCGCGCGCGCGATCGAGACCTGCTGCGGAAAGCCTTTGACGGGTCCTGATTCCAGCCGAAACAGCAGCGGCGAGCCGTCTTCGGTGAACGCGGTATCGTCGACCAGATGAATCTTGCCGCCTTGCTGGTCTCCGACCAGCCATTTGTTGAAGGCCGGATGGCCGCAGGTCGCGCGCGCCCTGCCATAAACGCCGGCTTT